CATTGTATTTCCTTATGTTATAATTGTAGTTGTACTAGAAAAATAACAACATTAATCCCCTTAACAAATAGCTTGTATTTGTCAATTATCTTAACTGCTGAAATATCATCATGGAATTTCCATTCTGTCATTTCACCAGTATAAAGATCTGGTTCCTGTCCTTCATAAAAACCGATATTCATACAATGCCCTTGGAATGAATCAACTGTATGTTTACCGGAAAAGTACTTTGGATTAAGTAAGGTCTTGTCGAAAGCATAAGTATTCATAAGCGGTTTTAATCCCGAAAAAGAAATGTACTCTGCATCTTCAAGATCATAATGTTCTTCAATTTTCATTTTATTTTCCTTTATTGTTTTGAAAAGTAATAAGTACCGTTCATGTTAGAAAGTGCTAGACGTGAATTTGATTCAGCTTCATTGAAGAAATCAAATAACATTTTTCGGCTTTTCTTTTCTTTAACACCAATAATACGCTTATCACGTTTCTTTTTGTTTTTAGAAGTATCAATAAGCATCTTTTTACCTTTGACGTTTGCTACTTGATACTTCTTATTCATTCCGGCATGTAGCCCAGCGATATTACCCTGTTTGCTTAATTTAGCATTTGATGTAGGTATAAACTTATCGTAAATACCTGCCGCATCCGTGATTACACTGCTTAGATATTTTGCCTGGTCTCCACGTACAATAATTTGATTAGTTCGACGGTCGCCCCGCTGAATGAAGTTGAAGAATATTGCCCGTTTGGTAAAAGGTACTGGACCGCCTTTGATATCGTCGTTAAGTTTGTCTTGTAGTTGTTTTGCTACTTCACGAATCTTTTTTGTTATTTCAGACTGTACATTAACTACTATTTCGGTTTGTTTATCATTTACCCATTTAACAGCATCAGCCGGGGTATAGTTTGGTTTAAAGTCTGTGGTAATGTTCATGTGAGATCTTCCATTATTTTTCTGATTATTCTAATCTGTTCGCCATTGTCTTTCTTGAGGCGAGTCTTAACCATGATTGCTTTATTGAGATTCTTCCAGTCAGTACCGAATAAGCCAATTAAAGTACTTTCAACTAACATGGCTTCCTGGACTGTCTTAAAGCACCATAGAATTGACTTTTTATAGCTTTCACCAGAATTAATCATTTCCTTTACAGATTTAGAACTACTGTAATAACGCTTCCAATCGGATTCAATTGAAGTACTTTTCAATTTTGAATAGTCTTTGATACCCTTATATACCTGCTTAACGCCAATGTAGTACGTACCCGAATCTGGAAACTGAATTAGGTAAACAAAACCAGCGTAATTACATACTTCATCAATGTTCCATTCATCGGGATAGAACATGCTCCAGCTTTCGATTACTTTAGCCATTTACTACCGCCCGGATCATATTGTTAACCCGGTTCGGTGTTTGTCTGTACCAGTTACTGTCTTTTACTTCATTGATTGCCGTTACATAGTTACCACTGCGTAGGGCTGCAAGGAACTTCTTACACTGTAGGGTTTTAGTTAGTCCGAGTTGGAACACCATTAGTACTAAGAAGTCATTCCAGCGGCTGTCTATGGGCAGATTAACATTTAACTTGCTTACGTCTTTCCGTGCGATTGCTAAATCAGTTTCTAATAAGTTGGTTGCCTGTTCTTCAGTTAAACCCTGAGTAAAGTTTTCACCCGCTTTGATTAAGTGACCATAGCCAATCGTTGGATAACCTAAACTGTCTTTATAAGTCCAGAATTTACCATCCCTGTAGTAACCAAGTTTGATTTGATACTGTTTAGTACCTTCATATATTTTCAGTTGCTCGATAATATTCATAACAATTCCTTTCGTTGTTATGGTATTTATCAAACGAAAAAAAAGAGGGCATTAAGCCCCCTTATTAAGTTCTTTCATCTAGTAGTGTTAATACTTTTACTAGATCCTGTTGGATTTTTCGAATATCATCCCTTAGCTCTTTTATTTCTGTGATATCGGTTTCAATGTAATGCACTTTTGACTCTAATTTAGTTACTCTGGTTTCAAGATCATCAAGTCTTTCTTCCTTTTCCTTATTACTGTCATTATATGCTTTAAACATTGCCCATACACCAAAGAAAACCGGGATAAGAATTCCCGTAATTATCCACTCTGTCATAATTTACCCTTATGATGTGTATTATTGTCATAAGGTATTTATTAGAAATAGTCGGCGGCGTCTAAACACGGTACTGATAAACCAATCTGTCCACGTATTGGGGCAAAATCATATGCGATTCTTGATCCTGCTGGCATAGCTCTATAAGTACTGACACTATTCCCGCTCATAAGAAGCCCAGAATAACAAACGGGCCGTTTCTTATATGTTTCCACCGTGGAATAGTCACCACACATAAAGCCATAAGAACCCAAAGGAACCATAGGTAGGGCAACGTTACCTGTTGCCGCATTCCATTGAACTTTAGCCGGACTACCACTGGAGTTTTCAAGATAGTACGGGAAGTTGAACATACCCCCACGCCAGATAACAGGCGGCCATGCTGAACTAAAAGTAATCACGCCCTGTCCATTTCGGATAATCGTACCAAAACCACTTGCCGGTACTGGTGGAGTTACACCAGTGCTGACAACAACAATGTATATGTTAGTTACAGTACCGCCAATCTGAGCACCATCCGTACTTCCAAAGGCCGTATAAGGACGTATCTGATATGTCGCCCTATCGTAGAACAATGGTGTACCGCCGTTTTCCCAGCGTGCGAACACTACACATGAATCCCGATTTGGGATACTTGCTGGTAGTGTCCATGCTCCAGAGATTGATATGATCGCCCTGTAGGTAACATATCCAAAACGACTCACATCAGTTATGCCAGTAAAGTTAGTTGAATCTGACATAGCGATCCCATAGGTTTGGGGTTGTGCTAAGGGTACTTCAAAACTACTTATATCGTAGGTATTGGGTACATTGGGGTAGTACTGATAGGCATTGATATTTAAAGTACCGCCACTTACAGAAGCACTGCGAAGAATATTAACCTTCGGTATACCATTACTTGGACTTGGTTCAACATATACCCCCTTATTGGGGATACATAGATATGTACCACCAGTAGAAGGTCGTTCGAGAGCTACTGACATTGAAACATTGTCACCAGTACCATTAAAGCCCTGTATCTGATTACGCCCGAGACTGCTTAATATTCGTGAACTCGCTGTTACATCAATTCTTTTATCCCAACCATCGGGAACAATAGTAAATCCCATTGCCATTTTCTTATTCCTTATAGGGGGAGTAAATCCCCCATTTATTATAATCTACCAATCTGTACCCTTACGACTCCAGCACCATCAATAACTGCCAATCCATTACCATTTAGAATTACACGTCCGTTACCGTCTTGTGTACCCATCTGGAAGCCACCAGATTTATCAATATACCAACCTTGAGTACCACCTGAACCAGGATAGTTATCGGAAAATAAAGCACCAGATATTTTACCGTTAGTGATTGCTGCGTCCTGAATCTTTGCGTTAGTAATTTGAGCATCTGCTATTTTAGCATTCGTAATTGCACCATCTTGAATCTTCGCATTCTGAATACTACCGTTTATGATTTTTGCTGAATTGATACTACCATCTGCGATTTGTGCAGTCCCAATAGCAGCGTTCTGAATCATAGCGTTATTCATATAGGTAGTACCATTCTGTACTACGAAAGGATATACCTTAGTATTATTTGCTGCTGTACCAGTACTGATAATACTGAATCTGTCTGCTACTACTGTAAACAAGGATTCAGTACCAGAACTTGCTAAGGCAATACCGGCAACATATCCATTGTTGTTTACGCTTAGTTGCCAGCCTGTGTATTTAGCATCATCGATGATTTCTTGTTTGACTTGGTTAAATTCAGAACTTGCTAAAATCCCGTCAACAACATCATTATTCAACTGGCTAAATGGTACGCTGGTTTGTTGTAGGAACGGTATCATTGTTGACCACTGAATTTCATCAGTACCAAAGATATCAATCATACCGGCACGTAGGTAGTACTGACCATCTGGCACAACTACCCAATCACCCCAACGATTAGTACTGATATAGTTCTTTTCAATTGAACTAAAGTTTTCTGTATTACTAATCTGGATGTATACACCTGCGTAGTCTTTAGGCTGGTTCACATCAGACCATTCAAATACTATCTGACCAATCGCACTACGTGGTATTAGGTTCTGTATAAGCGGTGCCTGTGGATTCTTAACCGTGATTAAGGTTTCCTGTGAGTATGTACCAGTAGTACGCCCCAAGGCCGTTACACCAAGGATTAAGCTCCGGTTAGTACCATCTGCTTTGTTGTACTGGAATGTGTAGTTAAACTGGTTTGTAGAACTGTAATAGGTGTTTATTAGTACACCAGTAGTTTTATACACCTTGATTTGATACTTACTGAAGTACTGATTAAATGGAAGGTTATTAACTAACAATCCTGATTGATCATTCCATCCAATTAGGAAGTCTCCACTAGTAGTATTAGTACCGCCCAAATCATTATTCAAAAGTACTAAATTAGTTGGCTGTGGTAATGTAAACTCATATTCTGGTTTAATATTAAGTATCGTAATACGTTCAGATAAAAAACCAAGGTTATTATATGCCGCAACACCAAAATCATAGTTAACGCTTGGATCAAGATTGAACAAGTCGAACACGTTCACGTACTGGTTTACAGAACCACCATACGTCCATATAGCCGCGTTAGCTGGCCTGTAGTAAATGTAGTAACCGCGTAAGTACTGGTCTGGTGAAGCCGTCCAGCTCAAAGTAACCACGTTACCAGAGATTGTACCGCCCTTCTTAACTGCCTGTAGGTTACTTGGTGGACGAACTGAGATTACCTGCCCTACCTGACCATCTACAGGGAACACTCCAGGATCAATACCTTCATAAATCCCTTGATTATACTCAAGGCAAGTTAAGGTCATCATACCGACGTTTTCGACTGAAGTAGAAATTTCTTTTCCATATACACGGTACTGTTTATTAACAATTCCATATTCAGGGAAGTTAACAGTAATAACTGACCAAACCTGTAAATCCCATGCACTGTCTGTACTGAATACTAATGTATTGTGAGAGTACTTAGATTTTAGTAGTTCAATATTAACAAGGTAACGTAACTGGTCTTTACTGTGTACCCATTCATAAGCCATTGCTTTAGGGATGATAGTACCATCTGATTCGATAACATCACTTTGGGAAATATCACTTGGAATACGAATTACGTCAGTACTATATGAGTTCTGAATATTAGTCCATGAAGCATCGATACAGTTAAAGTAATCAGTAGTACCTGAAGTAGTGATTTTAACATTACCAAACATATTACTTTCATCAAATGTAGCAACACTTGAACCTGGGATATCAAGAGTTAGATATAACTTACCGGCGTGAATATAAGTTACACCACCAAAGGTCATTAGTATCTTTTCGATATTTGCTTTGTATGAATCACCATAACTGATATTACCAACTGAGTTAAAGCCATACTGTAGGCAGTAGTTAGCGGCAGTACGGAAACTTTGAAGATCAATATTGTTTGGATCAATTGACATTCCATAAACTGTATTAGTTAGGAAGTCGTATAACTGACTTGGTGGATTACTTGAAGCACTGATTGCCATTGTGTTTAAATCGCGGATTAGTTTACCCTTGATTTCAACTGTCAGTACATAGTTATCATTAGTAAGAATATCGTTTTCAAGGCTGCTTTGAGTCTTTTTAATTACACATCCAATCTGTACTACACCATTACCTTTAAAGTTATTATTCCAGCGACTACCACCATATTGTAAACCTAGTGACTTACTTCCAGAGTACTGAGCCTTACCAAAACGTACTTCAAGCTGTAGATATGGTCTGAACTTTTCAAGAATACTTGAAGCAGGAATGATACCCTCACTGCCGATCTGATTGGCTAGTACTGGTTCATCGTCGATATAAATCTGATTGATTAAATTACCTACTTCACCCATCGCTATCGCGTGTTCAGTATACAAGTACTGGCTTGACTCATTCTGGACGTTATACCAGGGAACTATAGAACCAACCTTACAGAAGTCATTTGCGTTAGTACCGCCATACAAGATAGGCATACCAGACTGTGGATCGGTTGACCGTGTTAGTGTTGTTGCCGTGTCACCATAGCCAGTAGTGTTAGGACTTAAGGCAGTTAGTGAACTGGTAGCAACGTACATTGCCGCACCTGCTGCCGCTCCCCATGCTGCCGCTACATACAAAGACGTACCGCCAGTAAATACGGCTGCTGCTACAGCTACAGCTGTGATTACGGCACTTAATATGCCAGGTGAACTTGATCCGCCCATGTTGTGATTTCCTTATCAATTTTTATTCTATATATTTTCCCGGTTAATCCTGCCGGTACTTGAACACTTTTAAATTTGTGTAATTCATGGTCTACTTCAATGTATGAGCCATGTAGGAAGATACTTGCATTTAATCCACCAATGTAGATATCACCATATATTGGTGTATCCACTTCAACACAATGCCGTTTGACCATATCTTCTAAATTCTTGAAGCCATTCTTCTTGAATAACTTTTTACCTGCGGTAATACTGGTGTACTGACCTACTGCTAACTTTTCATATTCAGTACCGCAAATACGATCAATTAGTTTCAGTACAATAATGTTACAGTCATTAGTTCCGATTTCGTAAGGTGTATTAATTGCTTCTTCGGTTGTTTTAATAATATGAATAATATTCTTCATCACTTATACTTCCATTGTTGTTCTGCGTGAATAATACCAAGTAAACTAAAGTACTCATCCCCTGGGTTTGTAGACTGGTGTACTGAGTTAGCCGCTAATGTACGCATCTGTACATCAAGTTTATTCCATATACTATTAAGGTTTACAGTAATGTCATTATTGACACTTCCTGACTGATTGTTTGCTTCAGTTTCGAAGAAGTCGATATAACCACTAAACATTAAGTCATGTTCAATTACTGTATTGTCTGCTGGACTTAATATAGTTAGATAGATATTTACTCTGGCTTTCCTGAATGCTCCAGAGTTAGCCAGTACTCTAAAACTTGGATTGATATTAGAGATTTTAAAACTTATTGATTCGTTCTGAATGTCTTTCTGTTCATTGAAAGTCGGAAAATTATTATTTACGAAGTCTGGAAAACTTACATAGTTAATACCATTTGCCTGTACATCAGTGAATGCGTCCGTTAAATGTAATTGCCCTGCTGGTGAACCTGCTACCGGGTATATATCAACACACTTAACAGTAACACCCATTGACACTACATCACTTAGATTAAGTACTGTCTTGTTAGTACCACGTTTCAAGTTATAGAACTGAAGTAATGCGGCATTGGTGAATACTGCTGAGTTCATTAGATTGCCTCTGTTGCTTTAAGTTGAATACTCATAACGTTCTGTACCTGGATTTGATAGTCATTATCTGGATCAAGTACAAATTGGCCTTGAATATTGTTATATTTGATTGTCTCACCAGTATTTACCTGAGCACGTAGATTTGGGAATAGACTTAGTAAAGTACCAGTATTAGCTATAACCCGGTAAATCTTGCTGTGGTTAGCGAACTGAATCAATGAACCAACTTCAAGATTATTGGGTTGAGTATTGACCTGATAAGTACCGGCAGGACTTGTAGTAGTTGTTGATAATGCCGCTACCTGAATACCCTTGTATCTGCTTAGATAACCAAGATCCATTGTGAATGGTCTACCTTGTGAATACTGAGCTAAGAATTGTTGTACTTCTAGGTGATCTTTTTGATTAAAGTTCAAAGTGAACTGAATATTATAGTACTGGATGTTAGTACTACGAGTGATCAAAGTACCGTTCCATGAACGATTGGTATACATCGGTTCAGTACTGCTTAACTGAAAACCGGTTGTTTTTATATTACTTGAAAATGCCATTATGAATCCTCTTGGTTTCAGGTATTTATTAAAAGCGAAAAAAGCCCGGTAGCTGCTAAAAGGAATAAAACAAACTTACACCGGGCTTTTTATTATTTATGTTGTTCGTGTTTGAGCATTCTTAACAGCTTGGGTTACACTGTTCTGGTGTTTCTTAAGCATCGCCTGGAATTTAGCATCATCATCAGTACTGCCACCTTGAATAATTAACGGGGCATTAACTACAAATCCTTCTGAACTGGATGATTTAGTACTGTCCTGATTATCTAAGAATTTAGTTAACTTCTGGTTTGCTTCTGGCTGTACTACACGTTCACCGGCTTTAAGAATCCATGTTTGATCCCCACTACCCGGTACTTCATCAATACCGTTGTGTGCCTTACCACTTGCCGCACCTTTGGCAGTAGTGATAATACTCGCACCAAGGCTTAACACCTGAGCATACGCACCAAGGCTGGCAGGCCATGGAGTAGCAAGAGCAGACGATAAGGCCGTCTGAAGGTTCAGTACTATCTGAGCTATGGATATACCTTTCTGAAGGGCAAAAGCAGCTTGTGCGGCCTTAGAACCTTCACCAAGTGCACCACTAAGGATTGTTCCTAATGACCCGGCAGATTCGCTTAGAAGCCCGATTTGAGCCTGTGTATTATCTGTTTCAACGGCTAAGATTTGTTTGCTGTACTTCTCTTGAATCGCTTTCTTACGCTTTAGATATTCTTCCTGCGAAGTACCCAACTGGCGGTTCAACTGTTCGTTAATGGTTAGTTCAAGGTCACGTTGTGCTTCAAGATCTTTCCGTTTCTGGTCTAGAACATTGGTATTATCAAATGGATTATTAGCATCACTTCCCATGTTAGTTAATCCAACACGTTCATTTTGTTTCTGAAGTAAACCATTCATCTGTTCAGTTGATAGCTGCCCTTCTAATCCGGCAAGATTATCAGATAAACCACGTAGTTCTTTATTGGGATCTGAGTAACCAATCATCTCGTCGATCATGTCTTTGAACTTCTGTAAACGTGTTGCGTTTGCTTCATTCACATAGTGATCAATGTCGTCTTGCGACTTCTTGAGTACTGAACCACTTTCTTTAATCTTCTTAATTATCTCGTCTTGCTGGCGGTTAAATTCTTTTACTCGAATGTCACCATCATTAATACCAGACTTGGTAATAGCCGCGTTCCAGTTATTAAGTGCTGTAGCTTCCTTACGCTTTTGTGCTTCTAATTCACGTGCTGCTTTGTCTGCTGCTGCCTTTGCTGCTGCTGCTTCTTTTTCTTTGTTGACCCATCCACCTTGCGGGGTTGTAGTACTGGCTTCTGGTTTTGGTGGAAAGTTGTTGTCCTTATGGGCTGCGTTCCATTCTTTAGTACCTGGTATACCTTTGGGATCAACACCATCAATATCACGTAGCATTTTAGCAATGCCATTATCACCGCCATAATAGAAGTTTCTGAACGTTTGCATAAAATCAGTACTAGACCAATTTTTATTCATTAAACTGAATAGCGTATTAAGATCGTCAATTTTCGGACCTAATGCGTTTGCCATCCATAAATGAAAACTGGTACTTAATGAATTAACTTTATTTTCAAAGTCTGCAAACTTAGCCGCATTGTCATTTGTTAATGTTGCTGTCTGGCTTGAAATAGAATTCATTAGTTCTGTAGTGTCATTGAACTGGCTGAATACACCAATTAATTTACTACCATCAGAACCCAATGTTTCTAACATGTTCGTAATTTCGGCAGTACTTTTACCTGCTTTACGCATCTGGTAAAAGGCTTCTGCTACTGAACGTATACCACCATCGGACTGATTCAAGTACTTGTTAAAATCCTTGATATTAATACCATAGGCTTTCATATCTTCCGCTGGTCCAGAACCATCACGGAAAGCATCACCCAAGTGATCCAGTACGTCACGGTTTAAATCACCGAATTTTTCAACAGTAAAACCAAGTCCTTTAAATTGCTTTTCAAGTTTCTGTAGTTGTTCAACGGTCAATGAACTAGTACGGGCAACTTCATTATATTGATTAACGTATTCTGCTGATGAAGCAACAAGGCTATAAATGCCGCCTGCTACAATACCCATAGCACCGGCAGTACCAAGTAAGCCAGTACTTAAGCCACCGAAGCGGCCTGTAAGATCCGATACTTTGCCAGATAGTCCACCAAGTAAATCACCCGATTCAGTACCGAATTTATGAATACTATTTGTACCATCGGCAAGTGCTTTACGTAATCCTGTTACGTCGCCATCAACATTAAAAATTAGTTGATTATTCTTTGCCATTATTTTTATCCTTAGTTGCTAATGCCTTTATAGTATCGGCAATGCTATTAATTTGTTTCTTGGCTTCATTGGTTTTCTTTTCTTCTAAGTTATCGGATAGTTCACCTGATGTTAGATTCTGAAGAATTCCGTAGAAATCCCAATCCAGTACAGAAGCCTCTTTACGTCCACGTTCACTAAGATTGCCAGAACTGGCTAACAACAAATGACATAAGTTTGCGAACATCATCATCTGAAAACAACTTCCATTTGGTTCAATACGTTGATCGTATATCATCAACTGGTGAAACAATTCAGGATCTAATTCATCTAGCTCTTGTGGAGAAAAGCCCCGGCGATGCATCATCTTCAGGGCAAATTTTATTTCTGGATTGTCTCTTACTTTTTTTCGAAGTCTTCCGTAGGACTATCAGTAGTTGTCCATAGATTTAGACAGTGCTGAAATAGTTCACTTGCGATAGAAGAATCAATTTCATTTACGTCAATAGTATCTTCACTACCGCCATCGCTGAAAGCTGGATAACCAGTTTCATCACGACATACACAATTGATTAGAGTACTTTTGGTATCCTTACATTCTTCAAATTTAGCTAGGCTTGGTTTTCGAACATAAAGTTCAATATCATCACCAACTGTTACTTTAGTTAGTTTTGGTTTTAGTTTGTTTTTAAGTTCTTGTAGTAGACTCATTTTAAGTTCCTTTTAACTGAGTGATTATGGTGCGATAACTGCTGATGCAACAGGACCGCCATCAATAGCTAGAGTAAATTCTTTAGTTACTACTTCATCCTTTCCACCTGCTACAGTGTCAGCACTAACGAAAGCGTTATATACGACATAGTAACCAGTAGTGCGGGTAGCATCCTGGAAGTACTCTAACTTAACTTGAATACGTTTCTGAGTATCACTTGCGGTCATCAACTGTTGATGTACTGTGTTATCTGGAATCCAGTTAACTGAGATTGAAATATCAGGAACAGCTTTAGAACCAAGAAGTTTACGGTTGTAAAGTTGATTGAAAGTTACTACATCGATTACGGTAGAACTGCCGCCAGAGGTAGCGAAGGTTGCGATTTCTGGTACTTCAGTCCATGTAACTGATTCAGTAGTACCGGCAGTGCCGATTGATACACCTAGGTTAGCACCAGCAAAAATATCCATTGCCATTTTTTTATTTCCTTATAAGTAATATCCCCATTTTATTTGGGTTTTTTAATGTTTAATTA